GTTTTGTTCAATTGAGACCAATGGTAAATGGATTACCCTCTGCTGATGATGTATATCCAATGTCGAATGTAGTTGTTCAAGGTGCTGATATTGAAACATCAGAGGATGCTTCTATTCCTACAGTCGTTACATTCCCATCTCCAATTTATTTGGAGGGAAATAAAGAACATTGTTTAGTTGTAGGATCTAGATCAACAGCATTTAATCTATGGGTTTCTAGACTTGGAGAAGTTGATGTTTCTAGTTTGGACAATCCAGAATCTGAACAAATTCCAATTACACAACAATCTACTTTGGGATCATTATTTAAATCTCAAAATAGTAAAACCTGGACACCAAGTCAATATGAAGATTTAAAATACTCTCTTAACAGAGCTGAATTTGTTGATAGTGGATTTATTAGTTTCTTCAATCCCGATCTATCGAGAGGCAATGATCAAGTTGCTAACTTGAAACAAGATTCTTTACAAGGATCTTCTAGAAGTATTATTGTTGGACTTGGTACTATTACTGCTGGTTTTGGTACTGAAATTGTACCAGGTAACACAGTTAAGCAAGATAATTCTACTGGAACTGGAAATTACGTGATGGGACTTGGTATTGCTACTGGTAATATGACAATTGTTAATGCTGGACTTGGATTAACACCATCTAGTGGATTCTTCCAATATGATTTTGTTCCTCTAACTAAGGTAACTGGAAGGGGTCAAAATGCAACTGCAAGTATTCATGTCAATAATGGTGTTGCTGTTGCTGCAACTATTGCAGATGGAGGTGGTGGATATAAAGTTGGTGACGTATTGACTGCATCATTAGGTTCAGGAGTTGGTAGAAACTTACAACTGTCAATTCCCCAAATCTATGGCATTAGTGAATTACTTCTAGATCAAGTTCAAGGAGAATTTGAAGTTGGAGTTGGAAAAACACTAAGATATGAAAATTCTGCAGGATTAACTTCAGAATTTAGTCATAACGCATCTGTTACTCTTGATAGTAATATAAGAGTAATTAATGATGGTTTAAATATCAAAGTGAGGCATTTGAATCATGGTATGCATTCACCAACAAATAGAGTATCAATTTCTGAGGTTGAATCAGATATTCCATTCACCGTACTAACTTTCGATACTCCAGCATCCGGAATTGACGAAATTCAATTAGATAATGCAGATGAATTTGGAAATTTTGAGGGTATTGGAATTGGAACTACAAATCCAGGATATGTAAAAATTGGCAGTGAAATTGTTGGTTATACAAGCATAACCGATAATACTATATCTGGATTAATAAGAGAGGTTGATTTAACATTATCTGATAATTATGATGCTGGTGAACAGGTAATGAAATATGAAGCAAATGGTATTTCTTTAAGAAGAATTAATAAAATACATGATCTTCAAGATTCAGATGTGACAGAATCTATTGGATTGGATCATTATAATATTGAAGTTGACATGAGTGATGAGTTTGGTACTGATAGATCTGATTCAAGTTCTTTCCCCAATCTATACCTAAAAGAAACTAAATCATTTGGTGGAAATAATATTCTGGCAACTCAGAATATTAGTTATGAAATTATGAAACCAATTATCTCTGCAATGGCTGTTCAGAAAACTAATGTTAGTGCTAGAGTAAGAACTGTAAGTTCTACTAGCATAAGTGGTAATGAAGTTTCATTCCTCGATGAGGGTTATGAAGATATAGCAATTGATGAGGATAATTATTTTGAAACTCCAAGACTAATTGCATCTGATGTAAATGCTGATTCTTCACTACAAGATCTTCCTGGTCAAAAATCTTTTGAAATTGCATTAACATTAGATTCATTTGATAGCAGATTATCACCAGTAATTGATTTAGACAGAGTTGGTGCCATTTTTGTTTCAAATAGAGTTAATGAGGTAATTACAGATTATGTAAATGATTCAAGAACTGCATCGATTGAAAATGATCCATCAGCGTTCATTTACGCAACAAAACCAATTGAGCTTGAAATTCCAGCGAATAATTTAAGAGTTATTACTGCTGCATACATCAATAATTTCTCGGACATTCGTGCTTTCTATGCAATTACTAATGATCCGGAAGAAGAATTGATTTATTATCCTTTCCCTGGATATGATAATTTATTAGAAAGTGGTCAGATTATTGATTTTAATAAAAATAATGGAAGACCAGATGCTCTTGTTTCACCAGTTGATACTAAAGCTTTTGAATCCGTTTCATTAACCTTCAAGGATTATGAATTTACTATTGAAAATTTACCATCATTTAAATTCTTTAGTATAAAGATGGTGGCAACATCTACAAATCAGTGTTATCCACCAAGACTTCGTGATTTCCGAGCAATTGCTTTTGCGTAAAATGAAAAAAATTAAAGTTGAAAACAATACAAATCTCTATAGAGATTCTAATACAAATGCAATAGTTAACACAAATACTACCGAATACAAAAATTATATGAATTCATTAAAATACAGAAAGAAAGAAATTTCAAAAATCAAACAAATTGAAGATGATGTGAATTCGGTAAAACAAGATCTTCAGGAAATTAAGGATCTACTAAGATGTCTAATCAAAGAATAACATTCAATCCTCAAGTAAATGTTCCTTATGGTGTTAATCTGACCCTTTTTCCGGGGTCAGATTTCCAGGTAAACTTTAATACGTTTGATATTAATAGTGGAAAATTTAATTTTGATTCATGGTCAGGTTCATCCCAGATGACAAAGAGTGTATCCATCGGATCTTCGATGTATGCATACGGAACTTTTACTTTTAGTTTTGTTAGTGCATCAAATGGTCAATTTAAAATTGCCATGGGATCAGCAGAAACTAGAAATCTTAAAGAGGGTAGATATTATTATGATATTTTAGTGAGTTCTGGAACCACTGTATATAAAATTGTAGATGGCAATATCTTGGTTCAACCAGGTATATCTTCTGCTCCATAAATAATTTTAAAGTCGAAATAAAATGGCACAACCAGCATCTAGGCAAGATTTAATTGATTATACTAAAAGGCAGTTGGGTGCTCCCGTATTAGAAATCAATGTTGCAGATGAACAAATTGATGATCTAGTCGATGATGCTTTGCAATTTTTTCATGAAAGACATTTCGATGGTGTAATAAGAACATATCTAAAGTATAAAATAACACAAGATGATATAGACCGAGGAAGATCAAGAGGTGGTTCAACGGTTTCTGGTATCACTACAAATACAGTAACACAAACTGTTGGATCAACTTCTTCATTTGTATTTGAAGAAAATTCAAATTATCTACCAGTTCCAAGTTCTATTACTGGCGTAAATAAAATCTTTAGACTTCAATCATCATCTGCAACTAGTGGATCGATGTTTAGTGTTAAGTATCAGTTGTTTTTGAATGATCTCTACTATTGGGATTCAATTGATCTTCTTCAATATTCTATGGTCCAATCTAAATTGTCCGATATTGATTACTTATTAAATCCATTAAAACATTTTAGATTTAATCAAAGGCAAGATCGTCTTTATATTGATATGGATTGGGGAACATTAAGTGCTAACGATTATTTTGTTATTGATTGCTGGAGACTTCTTGATCCAAGTGCATATACTCAAGTTTGGAATGATTCATTTCTTAAGATGTATCTGACTGCCCTTGTAAAGAGGCAATGGGGACAGAACCTCATGAAGTTTCAAGGAGTAAAACTTCCTGGCGGTGTTGAACTTAACGGTCGTCAAATGTTTGATGATGCAGAGAAAGAATTGGAAAGAATTCGAGAAAAGATGTCCTCTACATATGAACTTCCACCTCTAGATATGATCGGTTGATATCATGTTAAATCCTTACTTTCAACAAGGTTCACGAAGTGAGCAAAATCTAATTCAAAACTTAATCAATGAACAGTTGAAGATGTATGGTGTTGAGGTTTATTATATTCCTCGACAATATTTGACAAAAACCACAGTTATTGAAGAAGTTATTCAATCCGAATTTAATAATGCATATCCAATTGAAGCATATGTAAATAATTATGATGGATATGATGGTCAAGGAACTCTATTATCCAAATTTGGTATTCAAGATCTAGATGATCTTACTCTTATTATTTCAAAAGATAGGTACGAAAATTATATTACACCATTAATTAAAGATCTTCCCAATATTGAGTTAGCAACTAGACCAAAAGAAGGAGATTTAATTTATTTTCCATATGGTGATAGGTTATTTGAAATTAAATTTGTTGAACACGAAAAACCTTTTTATCAATTACAAAAAAATTATGTTTATGAACTGAGATGTGAATTGTTCAGATATTCTACAGAAGTTGTTAATACAGGTGTTGATGAAATTGATGATAATTTAAAAGATCAGGGTTATATTCAAACATATAAAGTTTCTGGTATTGGAGAAACCGCTTCTGCATATACAGGAATTGTAAATGGAGCCCTATCTTTATTCACACTCTCAGATAAAGGTTATGGTTATAATGCACCAGTAACCTTAGGTCTTTCTACAGCACCTTCTGGTGGTATTAATGCTGCTGGTATTGTAACGGGAAGAACCACATATGGATCTAATGGAGATCAATTCCTAGCAATTCAAGGTGTTGAATTAACAAACCCAGGTGCCGGTTATACAGTTTCTCCACTGATTACATTTACTGGTAGAACTACTGGTGTTGGTGCTGCAGCAACCGTAGGTATTGTAACTATGGGCGCAGTTGGTATAGTAACAATTACTGATGTTGGCTCTAGTTATGTCAGTGAACCGACTGTAACATTCTCTTCACCTTCTGGAGCAGGAATAACTGCAACTGGTAGAGCAATAATTTCTTCTAATAATACAGTTACTGCTGTAAGAATTACAAATTCAGGTGCGGGTTATACAGTTGCACCGACTATTACTTTCAGTCTTCCAAATCAAATTGGAACTGGAAACTTTGAATATAATGAGACTGTAACAGGAACATCAGGAAATACTGGTATTGTTAAATCTTGGAATGTTGGTACAAAAGAATTGCGTGTATCAAATTTGACCGGAGACTTTGTTAATGGAGAAGTTATTACTGGAGAAACTTCTGGAGCTCAACATAAAATTGTCATCATAAATACTATTACAGATAATCCATTGATTTCGGATAATACATATGATGTTCCTGAGGATTCTTCATCAACTGAAGAAACAAATCCATCAAGTTCTTATAATGAGAATGTCAACATT